ATGCGGCGATTTCATCCCAATGGGTAATGACCCAGCCCGCCGCCGCAGCCAGCGCCACAACGGCGGCGATGACCAGCCCTATGGGATTTGCGCTCATGGCCGCGTTGAGCAGCCATTGCGCCGCCGTCCAGGCTTTCGTGACCACGGTTACGGCCAGCATGGCTCCGCGCCAGAGCAACAGGGCGCTTTTGGCGGCCAGCACTCCCATGAGAACCACGCCGAGCATTTTCCCAAGCGCCGCCCAGGATGTGGGATTCGCGCTGTCGTTGGCCGCCGCCGTCGCGCCTGTCAGCGTGAACAGGCCGCTGCACAGCGCCGATACCCAGTCCAGGGCATACCCGATGACGGAAGCGAACAGCCGTATGCCGTCCACCAGCCAGACAAAGGCCGTCGCCAGCCCTTCCAGCACTCCGCCCGCGATCTCTCCCAGGGCCGCGCCGAACGCCTCCCATGCCGAGGCCGCGCTGGTGACTTCGTTGCCGGAAAACACGCCGAACAGCGAGGATACCGCCTGCATGAGTTCGGCCACGGCCAGCCGTATCGGCACAAAAATAACGTCGATACGGTCAAAAGTTTTGGAAAGAGCCTTGCTGAAGCCCTTGAACACCGCCTGAATGCGGTACACCACGCGGGAAACCGTGGTCACAAGCCCCACCAGCCCGGCGGCCTTGATCTGCGTGGCCAGTTCGCCCCGGATTTCCCCGCTGCCGTCCTTGAGTGTCTGGAACACGGAAAGCACGCCCCTGACCGTCAGCGTTATCTTGTTCCAGCATTCATGCAGGTAATCGGCCATACCGCCGAAATTGGTCCGGTATGCGGCATAGAGCAGCCCCAGCACGGCAATGACGGCATAGACCGGCGCGCCCAGCCCCAGCAGCGCGGCCTTTGCCGGAGCCAGCGCCTTGGCCAGCATCGGCCCCACAGACGAAAAGAACCAGATGGCGGCGGAAAGCCCGGTCAACGCCACCACAGCCAGACTTACGGCGGAAACGATTTTTAAAAGCGCCGCGCCGAAAGGAGTCTGTGCCGCCTTGTCCAGCAGGCGCAGAAAGCCGGTCATGCCGTCCACCGCCCTGCGCACGGCGGGAATGAACAGCTTGCCCACGGTAATCTGCACGCTTTCCCAGGCTGAACCCAGACCGCGCAGGGAACCGGCCAGCGTGTCGTTCATCCGCGCGGCCATTTCCGCAGCGGAACCGCCCCCGGCTTCAAGCTGTTTCGCGTATTCGGCTATGGCTCCGATGCCTTCCTTCTCGATGAGTTCCGAGAATCCGGCTATGGCCTCTTCGCCCACTATCATCTTCATGGCGGCGATCTGTTCCGCCGTGCCCATGGTCTTGAGGCCAGCCGCCATTTCCCCCAGCACGGTGACAGGGCTGCGCAGATTGCCCGCGCTGTCCTTCACCGTCACGCCCAGCTTCTGGAAAAGCTCCTGCGCTTCCTTCGTAGGCGCGGCCATCTTGTTCAGCATGGCCTTGAGCGTGGTGCCCGCCTGGCTGCCCTTGATGCCCACGTTGCCGAGCAGGCCAGCCATGGCCGCCGTTTCTTCCAGCGAAAGCCCGGCCATGCGCGCCACAGGGGCGACATACTTCATGGTGTCGCCCAGAAGCTCCATATTCGTGTTGGCCGTGGCGCAGGTCAGCGCCAGCACGTCCGCAACACGGGTCATTTCTTCGGCTTTCAGGCCGAACGCGGAAAGTATGTCCGAGGATATGTCCGCCGCCCGGCCCAGGTCCGTGGCCGTGGCCGCCGCAAGGTTCAGCACGCCCGGAAGCGCCGCGATGTTCTCCTGTGCCGAAAATCCGGCCATGGCCAGATACTGTTCGGCTTCGCCCACCTGAACGGCGGTAAACTGCGTGGTTGCGCCCAGATCGCGTGCCGTTTTTTCCAGCGCCGCCATTTCTTCCGACGACGCGCGGGACACGGCCCCCACCTTGGCCATCTGATCTTCAAATCCGGCGGCCACGCCCACGCAGGCCCCAAACGAGCCGAGCATGACCCCGGCGGCCAGCGCCACCGGAGCCATGCCCAGCGCAAGGTTGCCCATGCGCTTTCCCAGCGAGGCCACGCCGCCTTCCACGCTTTTCATGGCGTTGCGTACCCGGTCCAGCGGGCCGGAAATCATATCCACCAGCGACAATGTGGCAAAAACCGAGAAAACTTCCATCGACCGCTCCTTGGTCGGCTCCATGCGCGGCGGAGTGAATCCGCCGCGCCCTCCCGCGTCGCTCCAGGTTCGCTACCGCTCACTGCTCCGCAGGTTTGGGGATTACTTCCGTGCGGGGCTTCCCCTGTCTCCGTGAATCATGCGGGCCAGCGTGGTGAAGAAGCGTTCTTCAAGCCACGCGGCCTGTCCTATCTGCGCCCGCCATTCGGAAAAATCCTCCGACGGGATGCAATGCAGCCAGTGCAGGATCAGCGCGTCCCCCTGCCCGAAGGCGTCCGGGGGCGGCGCTAGTTTCCCAGTTCGGCGGAAATGCCCACGCCCTTGATGATGGCCGTGGCAAAGCTGGTGGCGATGCCGGGGTATTCCTCCATGGCGTCCGTGAGCGCCTGCCTGTCGTCAGGATGCACACAGTCCAGAATGAGGTTGCGGGAAGCCTGCCCGGCGTTTTTGGCCGCCTTGTCCTGGAGGCGCTGAATCTGCGTCTTGTTGGGTTTTGCGAAACGGAAGGTCAGGGTCACGTCCTGGGCGTCCTCCAGAACTCCGGTCGCGTTTTCCCCGGACCACGGATCGGAAAAGGTGTGCGAAAAGGAAACGTATTTGCGGTTTTCAGGCTGAGACATGGATGGCTCCTTGTGTTTTCCGAGGGGCGGGATTGCCCCGTCTGTTCCCCAGCATGGCACAAAAAAAAGGAGCACGCCCGGAAAGGACGCGCTCCATGCGAAGGGATTTTGCGGGGCTTACCCGGCCTTGGCCGGGGTCCCGTTCCACACGATGGGAGAAAGGATGGTAAACTCGCAGGAGATGGGAGAAGCGTTGGCGTCCCCCTGCGAAGCCCCGCCGCCGTCAAACTTCGTGATTTTGCAGTCTTTCAGCATGTCCACGACGGTTCCCATGTCGTCGTTGGCATAGCTTACGATGATGGGGAAGGGTCGGTGCCCGTAGATGTCCCTCGCGCCGCTCGAAGCCACAAGGGCGTTTTTCAGATTCTCCCATTCGTCACGGTCAAGCACCATGGAGCCGGACGCTTCGTAGTTGCCGCGCCCCCAGCCGCGCGGCACGGCCCCGCGCCCGTACCGGGCTTCGATGCTCTGGCCGTCCGTGTACTTGATTTCCGTGATGCCTATCTGTTCCCCGCTGAGAGTGACGACGTGAATGTCTTCCCAGTCGTATTGTTTTCCGTTGATGGACATTATTTCCTCCTATGCCGTCTGGTTCAGGCCGCGCGGGTCGAACTTGCCGCCCGCGTAGGTGTAGCTGAAATACAGCTTGATTTGCCGGATGATCGGAATGCCGATAAGCGTAATTTCCACGGCCACGCCGTTGTTCACGATATCCTGCCCGGAAGGAATGTTGACCACATAGGCGGCCAGTTCCGGCGGAATCGCGCCCACCATGGCATCCAGCGCGTTTTCGATGTTGGCCTTGAGGTAGGCCAGCCCGGCGGCCTCGTTGCCCAGCAACGGGTCTCCGGCTTCATCGTACATGCTTTTCAGCCCGGCGATACGGCCCTTGCGCACGGCCTTGAACACCGTGCGCAGCACTTCCTCATAGCGGAAGTCGCTGGTATCGTCGGCCAGCGTGCGGGAGTCTCCCCAGTACACACCGTCCAGCCCCGCGTATTTCTTCGCCGTCAGATATCCGGCGTCTTCAAGGGTACTCTGAACGGCCATCCAGCCGTCGGGAAGCGCAAGCTGGCTGATGTTGCCGTCACGCACGCGCCCCGTGGCGCGCTGCACCGGCAGGCTCATGACGCGCCCGGCCTGCAAGCCGGAGGCGTTGCGCAGGTTCACGGCCCCCGTGGAGTCGGTAATGCCGCCGTACTGTGCGCACACCGTCACGAAACGCGCCGCCACATCCGCCTTTTCCTCCACCAGATACGCCGTGAAGTCGTTCAGGTCTTCATCGTCGCGGGGCAGGCGGGTCTCCGCCTTGAAGTAGGTGGGCCGGTGCAGGATCCACAGCTCTTCCGCCTTCGCCTGCATGGCCGCCCAGTCCACGCTGTCCGTGGCCCCGGCCACCAGCACGAACTCCACATCATACCGGGCCAGCGGTTCCTCAAGCGCTGCCATGACATCCACAATGGACGGCACGGGTTCCAGCAGCCTGCAATAATAGGTGGTTCCGCCCACATATGCGCCTTTCGGGAAGGTTACGGTCACGCCCAGAGCGGAGACGGAAACAAGCCCGTCCACGGGCAGGGTCTTCACCTTGCCGTAGTTCTCCCCGCCGTCCGTGGAAAGCTGGTAGGTGCCTTCGTTCAGGCCGCCGCTCTTCACTATCTGAATGGCGATTTCCCCTCCGGCCAGCACGTCGCCCGCAATCACGGGCAGGGGGCTTTCGGCATCGCCCACGCGCTCCACCGGGCCGACGGGGCCACGCGTCACAAAGGACCACTGCCAGCCGTTTTCCAGTTCCGCGTCGGCGGGGAACAGCAGCGTGGCCCCGGTCTCCCCGATGACAAGCTGTTCCGCCGTCGTCTCCGCCGCGTCGGCAAACGTCCTGCCTCCGTCAAGAGAAATGAGAACCGTCGCCGTGCCCACGGCTCCGGCGGCTTCCACCTTGACCACCACGTCGGCATTGACCTGTGCCACGCCGGAAACGCCCACGTCGGGATACTTCCCGTTACCGCCCGTGCAGACCGGTTCGGAAATGTAGCCACCCGACTGCGCCAGACAGGGCACGGCTATCAGTACAGGGTCCTGTCCGCCGGTGTTCAGCATGTCCCGCGCGCGTTCCGCCAGCGGTCCCACGCCCAGCAGCCCTTCAATGTCGGAACTGGTGCCGAGCAGGTAGCCCTTGCCCACCTGTCCCCGGCTGCACGCTCCCACCACGATGGCCGAACCTTCCACGCCGCCGGGCGCAAGGCCGGATGTGCCGTCCACAAGATATTCGAGTACGTCGCCCATAGCATCTTTTCCTTTTTTGTGGTTTGCTGTCGCCAGCCGTAGCTTCCTTCGTCGCAACGGCTGCCGCTACTTTCTCCTTCCGCCGCCAAGGTGGCGCGCGGTCAGTCCGGCCAGAGCGGCCCTGTATTCATCGTCCGTCAGCATTTTGCCGTCCGCCCAGCCCATGAAGCGGTACAGGGCCGCCTGCTGCCATGAAGGCACTCGATAACGGTCAGCCAGCACGGAAAGGCTTTCCAGTGCCGGAGCCTCCATATCCGTTTCCAGAGCAGCGGGCGCTTCCGGCGTTTCCACTGTTTCCGGCGTCTGTTCCCGCGCGTCTTCAACATGGCCTTCCTCCTGACCGGGAGCGGCCTGTTCCGAAGTCTGCTCTGCGGGCGTCGCGGCGGCCTGCTGTTCGTTCTTTTCCTCTGTCGTCTTCTTTCTGGCAGCCATACCGGCCTCCTTTTATTTGAATGTCGGGTTGATGGTGAAGGAAGGAATCAGTTTTTCCGCTTCCTCCCCGGTAATCCTTCCGGTGAACGTCAGCACAAACAGCCTGTTTACCTTAGTAAAAACCTCGATGACTTCATCCCCCACGCGTTTGTCAGGCGCGCGCCCGAACGTCGCCTTCTGCACCCGTACCTTTATCCAGTTGCCCCGGCTGTCGTTCCCGCCGCGCGGCAACGCCGCCACAAAGTCCACGCTGAACGCTTCCAGCCAGGCCCGGTCATCGGCCAGCGCGTTGACGTTCACCGTCAGTTCCACTTCGTAAAGCTCGCGCTTGCGGATTTGCTCCGTTTTCGTGCGAGTCACGGCCAGCTTGCGCCCCGTGCGCCGGTATTGTTCCGGCAGGAACTGAATCTCCACCCGGGGCCGTTCGATGGTCAGGTTGTCCTTTTTCACGATGTCGATAACGCGGCCTTCCGGCAGTCCGGCGGCCAGCGCCGCCCGCGTGATGGTTTCCGTGGCAAAGGTCTGCATTGACTCCGCTCCTATGCCTTGAAGGCCCCGGCGAGAAAGTCCGCCATGGTCTCCCGCACTTCTTCCATGTCTTCTTTGGAAACGCCCAAATACGGACGGGCAGGCATGTCCACCTTGTGTCCCTTCCCGGTCTTGCCGCCGAGCTGGTGAATCCGGGCGTAGGGCAGATTGCTGCCCACCATGACCTTCTCCGGTGTGGCCGCGTAATCAATGGAACGGCGGAGAAAAGCCTTGTCCGTCAAGGTCTGACCGCCTTCCTTCGCGGCCCGTTTCGACTTGGGCCATTTCTTGCCCGTCGGCTCTTCCTCAGCGTCAAAGCGTTTCAGCGTGCCGGAAACAAGCGCGTCGCCCACGGACTCCATGAGCGCCTGCGTGTCGCCCAGCTTGTGCCCCGCCTTGGAAAGCGCCTTGTCGAACCCGCCCCAGTTCAGGGATACGCCGTTTTTTACCGCCATAGCTACAGCCCCCGCAGGTCAAAGAACGGCTGCCTGGAGAACACCGCCACGCTGGCTTCCTCCCTGTCGGGATTCGTTTCTTCCAGAGGGAGTTTCAGCTTGCCCCTGGCTATCTGGTCTAGAAGGTCCATGCAGTATTTCCACTGCTTTTGCAGGGGTATCCATTCATTGTCGCCGCTTTGTTCCGTATCCACCAGGGACGTGATGGCCTCCACCACGCGGTAGGCGCTGGTCACGGCGGCGATGTAGCGCACGATTTCCGGCACATAGGGCCAGGGCTGCGGATAGCGGTAGGAAAGCGCGTCCCCGATTTCCCCGGAAACGGCCTCGATGGTCCGCTCCACCAGTCCGGGGTTCTGCTTCTCGCACGCCGCCACATACTTGGCGTGCAGAAGATCAACGATGTGTTCACGGCTGCACAGAATCATGCACATGCCCTTTTTTCGCGTTTTGGAATAGTTTTAGAATAGTCTAAAAGTTTTTCCCTTGCCCACGCCCGCCCCGGAGAGAAAAACGCCTCTCCGGGGCGCACAGGGCGTTTTTTGTTTTTTACGCGACCACCACGCATTTGCAGACCGCCCGCGACGGACGCGCGGGCATGGGCTTGGCCTGCCCGATCAGCGTAATGGAGGAGTCGTCGTCACTCTTTACCGGCACAATATGCAGGGGAACGGCGGCATTGTTGGCGGAAATGGAATCAATGGCGCAGTACCAGATGGTGCCCGGCACATCCACGGCCACGCCCATCAGCGTTTTGGCATCCAGCTTGGGTACCCATTCCCCGGTCATGGGCGCGGGGTAGGTTTCGTCCATAAAGCGGATGACGTAACTGCCGATGCGCACTTCGCCGTCGCCCAGCTTGATGCCGATGGGCGCGTCCTGAGCCGTGGAGCGGTAGTTTTCCGCCATATCCAGGAACACGGCGGCCACGTCCTCACCGCACATGAACTCCACCTTGCCGCCGATGCCCGCCATGCGGATTTCCTGCTGCATGGCGCGCAACAGTCGGTACACGTCGGAAAGTTTGCTCGTACCCGTCAGCTTTGTGGCAAGCTCATGAGTAAGCGGCGCGCCGTAGTCGATGCCGTAACTTTCCGTGCGTCCGCCCGGAAGCTGCACCGGCCAGGCCAGTTTGCCCGTGGTCAGCACGCCCGCGCACATGCCCTCTGTCGTCGCGTGGACGGCCTGCCGTATCTGGTCTACCTTCCGCGTGCGCCATGCCTCAAGCGATGCCTGGTTGCCCAGGAGAACGCGCAGATCGTTCAGCTCCGCAGCCGTCACGGGTACCTGAACCTTGATGGGCAGGGGCGCGAAGAACTGCGTTTCGATGGATTCATTGTCCAGAGGAACGGGCACGCCGTCACGGCGCACCACAGGAACGGTCTGCACCACGGCTTTCAGGTCCGTAATCCCCAGCATGGAAAGAGGATGCGTCGGGCGCTGTTTGAAAAAGCGGTCCATGATGGTGCTTTCCAGCGGCGGCAGCGTCTTGAGCGACTGCGCCACCGCCTGCGGGGCAAAAATGCCTTTCAGATTCGCAAGCATAGTTTTTTCCTATGGTTAGATGTTGTTCAGGCTAAACAGCATAGATGCCATGTTCGGAAAGCTGTGCGATTCGCACGTCGGTCAGCGCCTTTCCGTCGCCCGTTTTGAGAACGCGGTTCTTCACGCCTCCATGCACCACGCACAGCGCGGAGCTTTCGCCGTTCTCGCCCGTGGGGTCGCAGGGCGTATCCACCACGGCCACGGGAAGCACCGTGGCCGCGTCCGTGGAAAGCAGCGGCTCCCATGCCGCGCCTACCACGGTGTCGCTTTCGTCGTCATTCCCCATGACATCCACCCGCTTCATGACCGTGCCCACGGGAATGGCGGCGGTCTTCGCCTTTGCCGAAAGCGGCAAATGGTGCAGCACCACGGGATGGTCGCCGGTCGCCGCCCGTTCCCCGGAGAGCGTGTGTTTGCCCAGATAGCCTTCATTCATGGTTTATCTCCTCTGGCCTACAGTTTCGCCGTCAGTTCGGCGGGATTGAAGTTGTCGGACTGGCCGCCCGCATGAGCGGGAGGCGCGGAAAATTCCGCGCCGCGTTCATCAGCGGGTCGGGCTTCCAGGTCGCGGAAATAGCGTTCTTCCATGCTCAGTTTTTCCGTCCTGCCGTCCGGGGCCGCAAAGTCCACGGTTCCGGTCTGCGTCGCCAGCCTGGCCGCAAAGTCCAGCACTCCCGCCTTTTCGGCGGGCTTCACCTTCCCGGCCTTCACCAGTTCCGCCACGCGCGCTTCCCGGCGCTCGCCTTCAATCTTGCCCCGGTACGCGGCAAAGTCAGCGCTGACCTTTTCCGCCTTCTGTTCCGCCTCGGTTTTGGCGGCTTCCGCCTTGTCCTTTTCCTGCTTGTGGGAGTCGGCTTTCTTTTTCAGATCCGCGTTTTCAGCGCGCACAGCCTCAAGCTGGCCCTGCAACTGCCCGATCTGCCGCTGCAATTCCTCAATCGTCATGGTGTCTCCTTCGCCGCGCGTGGCGGCAAAATCCACGGTTATGGCGTTGCCGCCGTCTGCAAATTCCACCGCCGCCAGCCCGTCTATGGCCGGTTGCGCCGCGCCCAGGAGCGCCACATGCCGCAGCGTCACCCTGTCCGGCATAAGGCTCATGCTCACATGGCGATAGCGGCCCGCATTCACAAGGGCGCGCACCTGCTCCGGTACACGGGAAAAGTTCGCGTAGAGCTTCCCTCCTTCGCTTTTGAGCGCGTCCACCCAGCCGAAGGCCGGGGCCTTGTCCGTCTGCGGATGCCCGAAACAGAGCGGCGCGTCCCGTTTGGCCGGGTCATAGCTGCGGGCTATGGCGTCCAGGTCCCCCGCCGTGAAGGTTTGCGGATGCCCGGCACTGTCCGTGAACGTCCCTGTCCGGGCTATCTCGATCCATTTTTCCTTGCCCATGCAAAAAGCCCCTGTTTTTCCTTTACGCTATCGGAAAAACAGGGGCCTTGCCCGGAAATGGCGCGTTCTATGCGAACAATTTTCAGGCGATTTTGCGGAAGTAATCCCAGCGCGGCATCGCCACGGCTATGCGCCGGACTTCATCATACGCCGCCAGTTGTTCCCGCCATTCCTGCGGGATGGAGTCCAGACCGTAGGCCAGTCCGGCCAGCGCGCCCGTTACCGCTCCCGTGGTGTCGGTATCGTCGCCCAGGTTGACCGCCTTCAGCACCGCGTCTTTATAATTGTCCGTGGTCATGAAACACCAAAATGCGGCTTCCAGCGTGTCGACGACAAAGCCGCTGCTCCGTATTTCCTCTTCCGGCAGCGTGCTTATGTCATTCTCAAGTATTCTGACGAACTTTCCCAGCGTCGCCTTGCTGATAAACGGCACGCCGCGCGCGAAGTCTTCCCGCAATTCCGCATAGGCGGCCTTTTTCTTGCGGCCCATGCGCAGCTTGTTCAGCATTTCAACGTAGATGTAACAGGCCGCCACGGACCATTCGTGGGCGTGGGTAAGGGAGGAAACATCCCGGACAATGCGGAAACGCGCTTCCGCTTCCCGTATCCCGTACATATAGAATGTCAGCGGCGCTATCCGCATGAGGGAACCGTTGCCGTTGTCCCGTTCGCCCGTGCCTCCGGCCTTTTCCGGGGCCACGCCTTTTTTCAGGCGCTTGATGGCTTCCGCCGTCGCGTTGCCCACGTCAAAAACCTTGCCGTGCGGCGTGTAGGCGGCTTTGTCGTACCATTCGGTGAAGCCCCAAGCGACACATTC